AATTCCGTTGCCGCCCTGTCTTAATGGCACTACTGCCTCTGGCCCAGCTTCTCCTATAATGGCCATTGTTGGTTTTTTTACTATTCCACCCTCGGCTAACAATGGTATTTTACCTATCTGTGGCGCGCTAAATCCTAATAAACCAGCCCCCGCAGACATTACTTTGTTAATCGAGCCAATAACCACGTTAATTTTATCTATAATCCAGTTGAGGCTATTTTTGATCGTATTTTTGACGCCTTCCCAAGCAGACGTTACTACATTGCCCATCGCTTGCCACATTGTATTCCAAGCGTTAGCTAACGGTTGCGTCGCGGTGGTAAATTTAGTTGTGATCCAAGACCATCCGGCACCAACCGCTCCTTTTATTTTCTCCCATATTGATCCAACTATGTTAAATATAGTGTTCCAAGTGTTGCTCCATATTGTCTGGATCGCACTGCCAGCGTCGCTAAACTTCTGGCTAATGTTGTCCCATATTACCACGAAAAAGCTGGCGATATTATTCCAGACTGCCTGTATTTCGGTTGTGATTGACGTCCATATTCCTGTAAGAAAATTGGCAATTCTTTGAAATATCTCGGTGGCCTTAGCACTTATCATTTCCCAGTTTTGGACGACCCATATTATTCCGGCCACTACTCCACCAATGATTGCTCCGCCAATTACGAATGGAGCTAATGCCGCTGCCGCTGATATTATGGCCGGTATGGTTACCGTTATCAGCGTGGTGGCAAAACTGATTAACGCCGGTATTAGTGCTCCCACTATTGCTCCGACTATTAAATACATTACCCATTGATTTTGCTGTAGCCAGCCAAATACTACCTTTGTTTTTTCAATTAAAACGTTAATGGCATCAACCGCTTGTTTAGCGACTGGTATCATTTTTGTGCCTATGTCAATTAACAATTGCTTGAATGTATCAGATAGTGTGCTCCACACTCCAGCTAGCGTCTTACTCTGCGCTTCCATTCCACCATAGAATCGTCCACCCTCACTGGTGGCTATTCTAAATGCTTCAGCCACATCTTCGGCCGATATTGCTCCCTTAGCCATCTCATCTTTGAGCTCGGCCATACTTTTACCAGTTTTCTCGCTAATAATTTGTAATGGGTTAAATCCTTGATTGACCATTTGTAATAGGTCTTGCCCCATTAGCCTGCCAGTCGACTGAACTTGTGCGAACGCCAACGATAAAGCCGCAAATCTTTCCTTATTGCCCATAGCCACGTCGCCTATCATCTGAACCGAAGGCATTACACTTTCAACATCCATACCAAACGACAAGAATGTTTGAGCAGCCTTACTAATGTCAGTGGTCTCAAACGGAGTTTTAGCGGCGAATTCTTTCATCTGGGCAATAAAATTTTGCGCCTTTTCAGCGCTTCCTAACATAGTGGTAAACGAAATCTGCATTTGTTCTGCTTCTGACGCCGCCTTTATCGCCTTCATAGCAAAACCGCCTGCGGCCACACCTACGCCTGCTAATCCTAGAGCAAACTTTTTAGATGCGTCTTCGGCGGTTTTCATTTTGCTTTGTACCCCGTCTAATTTGTCTTGAACAGACTTAAATGCTTCCGATGCCTTATCTTGCGCGTCAATTATAAATTGTAATCGTCTAGTTTCCATATTTATCTTTTAGCCCCTCGGCGTTGCTCTCTTTCCATTTCTCCCAGTTCTTCCGATATTCCGCGTATAAACCATACTGGCTGATTCATAATAGTGTGGAAATCCCAGCCAGTAGATAATGCCAATACAACCAAACCACGAATTACACTATTGCTGATATATCTTTTTTTTTATTAGGCCGTCTGGCCTTAATTTCGCCTAATACGAATTCGTAGTCTTCCTCTGGGAGAGAACAAACCTCATCTACTATATTTTCTTTCTTTCCATCCACCGACACAATAAACTTCTCAATTTCTCTGTGTGTCGATTCTCTGACCGTATTGGTATCAAAGTCGCTAATGTTAGCGGTTTTATTTAGCGGATCTGGGGTGATCTTAACCGCACTTAATAATACTTCATCAATATATTCAGCGTCTGCTCCGCTAATCCACGACTTGATTTCAATTTCTGCTCCCGATACTGGGGCCTTAATTTTTTTAGTTGGACTTTCCATATTTTTATGCGGCGTATGACGCCTGATCGTTAATTACTTCAATCTTAATTGCCTTGGCCTCAGTATCATCATAATGGGCATTAAATTCTAGATTTTCAGTTACTACGTCATCTAATGGCCTATCCGCTCCTAACTTTTCTATTGAGATTTTCGGCAGAGTAATGGTTATCGATGGATTAGTTGATCCGCCATAATCAATGTCTCCTCTGATAATACTAATAGACATAGCCTTATATGCTCCGGTCTTATATAGATCGTGGTATGTCTTGCCCTCATAATCTAACTTAATTGTTCCGCTGATTTCCATCAGTCCCGCTAGGTTATTGGTTGGGGTGGCCGATCCAATGGTTTGCCTGATTTTGCCGTTATTTTTAATACTAATAGCAAACTCAGTTGGCTTTAATGCACTGGCCGTTGCCAATCCCGCTACGTTGTTCGCAATCTTAATACTGACGTCTTGCGGCCGGAATAAATAATCAGCAGCATTGAACGATACCGTATAATTAGTATGTTCTGCCTCATCTGCCCCTTCAAAGTTAATCGTCGCGTTAACTAAATCGTCAACTGGAGTGCGAATCTCAAGGCTGTTGATCAGATTGCCATTATAAGCATAATGCTGTCCGCCTTCCTGCGCCAATCCTACTGTTAATGTCGGAAATTCTGGATTGCCAGTTAGCACCTCGAATAAGTGTTTTTTGGCTGTCCCGTATTGAGTGGTGGTGGTACATTTACCTAATAGGCTTTTAAGAATATAACCGATACTTTTTGCTCTCAGGTTAAATTCTAGATCTCCCACCGCCTTGCGTCCCACAATTTCTGATCCTTGACTGACGATTCCCTTGCCTTTTGTCTCTTTCATCATTATCTTAATGACCTCAACGTTAATTCCGGATGGGGTTCTCGCCGGAATCCATATTTGCGGGGATACTGCCGTTAATCTAGTTGTCTCAACGGCAAATCCTACGTTGATGTCTTCTCCTCTCATATATGCCATATGTTTGTTTTACTTTATTAGCTTATTAATTATAGCATTTTTATCTTTAATGTTCAATATGTTTGACACATCTTAATGTAATTTCGGCTACTCGGTATACTTTGTCGTCTCTAACTTCATATTCCCATACGCTGGGAGTGGGTATGACCCAATCGCAGACGCTCCCCAAAACATTCTTTTCTCTAAATTCGGTTAACATTTCATCGACAACGTCTTCCAGCGCGCTTTCTGCCTCGTCATAATTGTCTTCTCCGGTAACGTCATAATAAATCCTTGCCTTAAATATAAACGTTACCTTATCTCTGGCCGTATCAGAATAGTCGCTTTCGTTTCCCGACGGAATAACTATCACTGCTGGCAGTTTATCGAAAATGCTTTTATCGTAGCCATAACATATTGCCGGAGTACTCATTCCGTTAATTGCGCTGACAATTGCTGCTCTTATGTTTTTAAAATCGCTTGCCATAGTTTTAGTCGGCTAACGTCTTATCTACCGCCTCGCCGAATGTTCTATTGATAAAATCCGATTCTTGGTCCACCGCCCGTTGTAAAAATGGATTGGGCGATGTTCCCGGATGTCTTACTACCTTACCGAAAATTTGTCCGGTTCGTCTATTGGCCAATACCTTTTTATTCACTACCCGTATAATGTGCGGTCTGGTGCCCTCGTGGACATATATTGCGTACGGATGTGGTGCTCCACCAGCCCCAGATACTTCAACTACTCCGCTTGCTGGCCCAGTTATTCTATATTTAATGCTTTGTCGCAAATTGCCGCCGCCAGATTGCTTATTGACTGGTGCTTCTCTCATTGCCGTGTTGGTTACCTTAATCAATACTTTTTCCACGGCCACTCCCAATTCTTGAATCAATTTAACTGGTTTTTTAGCAAAAGCCGCTCGTATCCGGTCGTAATCTTTAATTTTGATTGTAATTACTTCGCTCATTTGAATGTAGTTATTTCTACTTCTAAGTGGTCAATGTCTCCATAGCCTTCATATCTTTTAAGTCCAGTTGCTCGATAGGCATTGCCACCAATAGTAATTTTATCTCCTTCTTGTATGTCAGCTATGTCGCATATCATTAGGCTTGCCCTACCGAATGCTCCTTGCCCGTCCTGATTGTCATTATTGCCCTGCGGTTGCACTAAACAAGGCTGGCTATTTATTATTGTTGTCCATTCTTTTTTGGTGGTTGATCCAGTAATAATAGTCATTCTTTCGACCTTGGCTGTTTGGTTGTAAAAATCGAATATCATATTAGAAGGAAAATCTTTTGTGGCTTAAAATAATCGACATAGCATTGGTATAATCTGCCCACCCTTTCTCATTGGCGTATGATATAGTATACGCTCCGAGCGATTCACTTCTTACCATTCCTTTATCTGGAGAACTATTATTGATAATTCCAGCCACCAATATAGTCGCTGCTAGTTTAATGTCTGCTGGTACTTCCCTATACGACCCCCACTTGGCTGTTATTCTCACGTTTTGGTATCCTCGTTCAAACGAGGCACTTTTAAGCTCTATTATGCTTTTGTTTTCTTGATTAGTGGGGTATATTCTATAATCGCCCTGCTCTATCGTCACTCTTGGCTCATCTTCCCCTAATTTTATAATGATTCCGGGGTTTTCTTCGCTATCAATCACAAATTCGTCAAATTTTTGTCTAACATCTCCTTGCCCATTGTATATTCTTTCGCTGGCTACAGTGTCGGCTATAAATACACGACCAGTTATCTGTTCTATCATTTTTTCTACTGCCTCAATCCACGATTCTAGTTGAATCTGGAATGTAGTATCTATGCTTTTTAGCATATAATTTTCAATTGTTGATTGGTCTGTGTATCCACGCATAAGTTTTTAATTAAAATCTATCTTGGGATAGGCATTGTGTCGCTTTTGCCAGCGTTTCCAAAATTGAACGTTTTGTTTACCCACGGTTACTGATATCGGTATTGGAAACTTACACACAAAATCATTGCCATCTGGCTCAGGTTCTACTGGCTCACTAGGCAATAATGGATTAATTAAACTTAATTTTTCTTTTCAAACTTCTTCCGTAGCTCCTCGTATCTTGCCTTGTCAATCTCGTCTGCATTTAAAGGTTTTTGTAAAATCTCTGTAACTGTGAGCAAGTCTTTTGCTTGTTGAACTCCAACGATTTGATTTCTGTTTAGAGCATTTAAGATATAGTTT